TAAATGATGAATTGCATGTTGCAGTCATTGATGAAGACGGAGCTATATCGGGCACACCGGGAACAGTGTTAGAAACTTTTGGATTTGTATCGCAAGGTGCAGATGCTAAAAACTCTGACGGAACATCAAACTTTTATAAGGATGTGATTAATTCACAATCCAATTATATTTGGTGGTCTGATCATGATACGAGTTTATCTGATGCTGGAGAAAATATTGCTGACAATACTTCATTTACGACAAATACAGCAGCAATCGAAGCTTCACTTAGCGGTGGATCAGACGATAACGCTCCAACAGTTGGAGAAATTGCAACAGGATACGATCTTTTAGAAGATGCAGAAACTGTTGATGTAAATCTATTATTTGCTACTCCTGACGCCAATGGCGCAGAGACAATAGCAGAAGATTTAATATCAATAGTGAACGCAAGAAAAGATTGTATGGCTTTTGTATCTCCACCAATCGAAGACACAGTAGGTAGTTCAACACCAGCTGCAGATGTAAAAGCATTTGCTGATGGTTTATCATCTACTTCTTACGCTTCAGTTGACTCAACAGCACTATATGTATATGACAAATATAACGATGTATACAGATGGATAGGAGCTGCAGGTCATCACGCAGGATTATGCGCTAACACAGATAATGTAGCAGATGCATGGTTCTCACCAGCAGGCGTAAATAGAGGTCAACTTTTAGGAGTAACTAAATTAGCATTTAATCCTAAGAAAGCAGACAGAGACACTTTATATAAAGCAAGAGTTAACCCAATAGTATCATTACCTGGACAAGGTACATTATTATTTGGTGACAAAACTTTATTAAATAGACCTTCAGCATTCGACAGAATAAATGTACGTAGACTTTTTATTGCATTAGAAAAAGCGGTTAGCACAGCAGCTAAAGCGCAACTATTCGAATTTAACGACGAATTTACAAGAGCTCAGTTCAGAAACTTAGTTGAACCGTTCTTAAGAGACGTCAAAGGTAGACGTGGACTTACAGATTTTTCAGTAATCTGTGATGAAACTAACAATACTAGCGCAGTGATTAATGGAAATCGATTTGTGGCAGATATCTTTATCAAGCCAAGTAGATCTATTAACTTCATAACACTGAACTTTGTAGCAACCAGATCCGGAGTTGAATTCTCCGAGATTGCAGGTTCATAGGAGGACTAACACATGGCAATTTTAGGCGTAGATGATTTTAAATCTAAACTAGTAGGCGGTGGAGCAAGATCCAACCTTTTCAAGGTAACTATGAACTATCCAGGTTATGCACAGGGTGATGTAGAACTTACATCATTTATGTGTAAAACAGCTCAAATGCCTGCATCAATTATTGCACCTATCCCTGTATTATTCAGAGGTAGAACATTGCAAATAGCTGGTGACAGAACATTTGATCCTTGGACAATCACTGTCATTAATGACACTGGTTTCGAAGTTCGTAACGCTATGGAACGTTGGATGAATGGTATTAATAATAATAACGACAACACAGGATTATCAAATCCTACAGACTATCAGGCTGATGCAATTGTTGAGCAATTGAATAAAGCTGGAGAAGTTACAAAGAGATACGACTTTAGAGGTCTATTTCCAACTAACGTTTCTGAGATAGAAGTCAGTTATGATTCAGAAAATACCATTGAAGAGTTCACAGTTGAATTCCAAGTACAATACTGGGAATCTGACACTACTTCGTAGGTATATAAATAATATTGGACGAGGGGATTTAATTATCCCCTCCGATAATATGAGGTAAATTATGGCAGAATTTTTCGGATTCGAAATCAATCGAAAAAGTACAAAAGGTAAAGAATTACCTTCATTTGTACCAAAAACGGATGAAGACGGCACTGGTGTTATCCAGGCTGGCGGGCACTTTGGTGCCTACATTGACATGGATGGCGACAAGGCCAAGAATGATAATGATTTAATAATGAAATACAGAGATATCGCTTCACAACCTGAATGCGATGCAGCTGTTGAAGATATTATTAATGAGTCAATCGTGGGAGATAATAATGATGCTCCTGTTAATATTATTTTAGATGAATTAGAAGTATCGGATAAAATTAAAGAAACAGTTAAACATGAGTTTGATACGATATTATCGCTTTTAGGTTTTAACTCTTATGCTCATGACATTTTTAGAAAATGGTATGTAGATGGTAGATTACCATATCATATTATTATTAATAACGAAAATCCTAAACAAGGAATTAAAGAGTTACGTTATATCGATCCTACCAAATTAAGAAAGGTGAAAGAGGTCGAAGAAACAACTGATCCAAAGACTGGAGCTAAACTTATTAAAAAGGTTGATGAGTTTTTTATGTTCCAAGATAAAACAATGAATGGTGCCAATCAGGGTTTAAAAATATATCCTGATGCAATTGCTTATGCAACTTCAGGTATGATGGATCCTGGCCGTAAAAGAATATTATCATATTTACATAAAGCATTAAAGCCAGTGAATCAACTTCGAATGATGGAAGATTCATTGGTTATATACAGAATATCGCGTGCCCCAGAACGTAGGATATTTTATATTGATGTAGGTAACTTACCAAAAGGTAAAGCCGAAGAATACCTAAGAGGTATTATGAATCAATATAGAAACAAATTGGTATATGATGCAAAGACTGGTGATATCAAAGACGATCGAAAACATATGAGTATGTTGGAAGATTTCTTCTTACCTCGAAGAGAAGGTGGAAGAGGAACTGAAATTACCACGCTACCAGGCGGCGAGAATCTTGGACAAATAGATGACATTATATACTTCCAAAAGAAATTATATAAGTCATTAAATGTTCCAGTAAATCGTTTAGAACAAGAAGCTCAATATAGTCTTGGAAGAACATCTGAGATTACAAGAGACGAAGTTAAGTTTAAGAAGTTTATAGACAGATTAAGAAATAGATTCTCTGATCTCTTTATGCAACTATTAAAAACTCAACTCTTACTTAAGGGTATTATTACTCGAGACGATTGGAAAACATGGAAAGAAAATATTGCATTTGATTATATTGAAGACAATTACTTTTCAGAGCTTAAACAATCTGAAATGTTAAGAGAAAGATTTGATATGTTAAGTTCTCTAGATGAATATGTAGGGAAATATATATCTAACGAATGGATACGTAAAAACGTATTAAGATTCTCAGACGATGAAATTGAAGATATTCAAAAACAAATTGATCAAGAGAATAAAGATGGCGAAAATGATGTTCCAGATCCAGATGATCCACGTTGGGACTCATAATAATATAAATAACTAAACAGGAAGAAAAAAATGGCAATTAATGAATTGATTAAAAATTTAAATGATGGCGATAATGTAAATGCTAATAAACAGTTTAACACTGTAATGGCTGACAAAATGGCCGCCGCTCTTGATGCAAAAAAGATAGAAATAGCATCAGGAATGGTTCAGCGTAAAACCGCTGAAGAAGAAACAACAGAAGGATAATTATCCATGCTATCATTTGTAGAGCTTAGAGAAAAAGTTAAACTTGCAGGCGGCGAAAAGAAAGTTAAGTCTTTCAAAGCTGGTAAGAAAAAAGATAAAGAAGTAGTACTTGCTAAAAAAGGTACTAAATTTTCAGTCTATGTAGACGGAGAACTTCTTGATAATAACTTTAAAAATGAAAAAGAAGCTCAAAAAGCAGCAGATGATATGCTTAAACTACTAGGTATCTAAATGAAATTAATAACCGAATATGTAGAACAAAATTTAGAAATGATTTGCGAAGCTAAGAAAGATGGTTCTAAGAACTATTTTATCGAAGGTGTATTTATGCAATCAAATCAAAAGAACAGAAACGGTCGTATCTACGAAAAGAAAAATCTTGAAAAAGCAGTAGAAAAATACGTAACCGAACAAGTTAAAACAGGAAGGGCTGTTGGAGAGTTAAATCATCCAGAAGGACCAACAGTAAACCTGGATAAAGTTTCACACAAAATCACAGATCTGCATTGGCAGGGAAATGATGTTGTAGGAAAGGCATCAATCCTTAATACTCCTATGGGTAATATCGTTAGCGGTTTACTTGAAGGCGGTGTTAAGCTTGGTGTATCAAGTCGTGGTATGGGAAGTCTTGTACAGAAGAATGGCGCTCAATATGTGGGAGATGACTTTATGTTATCAACTGTAGATATTGTTCAAGACCCAAGTGCTCCGTCGGCGTTTGTCAACGGTGTTATGGAAGGTGTTGAATGGGTATGGGATAATGGGCTAATTCGTCAACAAGATATTGAAGAAATTGAGACTGAAATTAAAAGTGCTCCTCGCAAAGATTTGCAGGTTGCTGAAATAAGAGCTTTTAAAAATTTCCTCTCTAAATTAAATCTAAAATCATAGGAGAATACTATGTCAGACGACGTTTTAAATAACGCTGAAGAAGTAGTTGAAACTGTTGAAGTTGAAGAGCAAGTTTCAGAAGAAACAACTGAAGAGCTCGTTGAAAATGAAGAAATTTTAGACGAGGAAGTTGTATCTGAAGAAAGCGAATCTTTAGAAGAAGGCAAGCACGAGGACGAGGAAGAAGAGCATGAACCTAAAAAGGAAACTGTTCAAACTCCAAAAACTAAAGCTGGCGTAATTCAAGCAGCAGTCGAAATGCTTAAGAAAGCAAAGAAAGAAGACGCGCAAAAAATGTTTGCAAAGTTAGTAACTATTGATGGCGAAGAAGATTCAGTAAAATCAGGCGATGACGCAGCTAACGCTGTTAAAGGCAAAATGCCAGAACCTAAAGCAAAAGCTAAGGTTGAGGCAATTGATTTTGATGAAGATATCGATGCAATCATCAAAGAAGAAGCTACACTTTCAGAAGGATTCCGTGGAAAAGCATCTGCCATTTTCGAAGCAGTACTTACAAGTAAGTTAAGCGAAGAAGTTGACAGACTCGAAGCAGAATATGCGCAAAATTTAGAAGAAGAAGTATCTGAAGTTCAATCTTCATTAGTAGAAAAGGTAGATTCATACCTTAACTACGTAGTTGAAGGATGGATTAAAGATAATGAACTACAAGTGCAACAAGGTCTTAGGACTGAAATTGCTGAAGAGTTTATGACTTCACTTCAGTCAGTGTTCAAAGAACACTATATCGAAGTACCTGAAGGTAAAGAAGACTTAGTTGATGACCTCAACGAACAAGTCACTGAACTCGAAGAGACTTTAAATAAAACCACAGAAGATAATATCAATCTACATAACAAAGTTCAATCATTTGAAAAGAGTGAAGTAGTAAGAGAACAATCTTCAGGGCTTGCAGAAACTGAAGCTGAGAAATTAGCATCTTTAGTAGAAGATATCGAATTCGATAACAGAGATTCTTTCGAAATGAAAGTTAAAACTGTTAAAGAATCATACTTCAAATCAGATGTTAGCGAAACAGCCGACGAAGTTGATAGTCTATTAGGCGAAGATAATGTTTCAGATGAAACTGTATCAGAGTCAATGTCTAAATACACTCAAGCTATAACAAATTTCACTAAATAAATAGGGGAAAACAGAAATGTTTAACGCAGATAAAAACTTAATGGAAAAATGGGGTCCTGTACTTGATCACGAGTCAGCTCCATCTATCCAAGATAACTACAAGAAGGCTGTTACAGCTCGCTTGTTAGAAAATCAGGAAATTGCCCTACAAGAAGAAAGAGCACAAGCACAAGGAAATTATATTTCTGAAGCTGCTGCACCAAATAACATTGGTGGTGGTAATATTGGAACTTTTGATCCAGTATTAATCTCTTTAGTTCGTAGAGCAATGCCTAACTTAATCGCATATGATATCGCTGGCGTTCAGCCAATGAGTGGTCCTACAGGACTTATCTTTGCAATGAAATCAAAATACTCAACTCAGGGTGGTACTGAAGCTTTATTTGATGAAGCTGATACTGACTTCTCAGGAACAGGTACACATCAAGCTGATCCAACAGGATTAAGTGGTGTAGCAGATGCTGATACAGACGGTACAATCGCTGACGAAGCTGACACAGTTTCAACTTTCGGTTCAGGACTTGCTACAAGTGCTGCTGAGAGATTAGGAGTTGGAGAGACTGGAGACGGTTCTTTCGGTGAGATGGCTTTTTCAATTGAGAAATCAACTGTAACAGCTAAATCAAGAGCTCTTAAAGCTGAGTACACAATGGAATTAGCACAAGACCTTAAAGCAATCCACGGATTGGATGCTGAAGGCGAATTGGCTAACATCCTATCAGCAGAAATTCTTGCTGAAATCAACAGAGAAGTTGTTAGAACAATTTTGAAGAAAGCTAAAATTGGTGCTCTTCAAACTTCAACAGCTCTTTCTGGTGTATTTGATGTTAACACAGACTCAGACGGAAGATGGATGGTAGAAAGATTTAAAGGTCTTATCATGCAGATCGAAAGAGAATGTAACGTTATCGCTAAAGAAACAAGAAGAGGAAAAGGTAACTTTATTATCTGTTCTTCAGACGTTGCTTCAGCTTTAGCTGCTGCTGGAATGTTGGACTATACTCCAGCTCTAGCTGCTAACTTAAATGTTGATGACACAGGTAATACTTTTGCTGGTGTTCTTAACGGAAGAGTTAAAGTTTACATTGATCCGTATGCTACTGTTGACTTCGTTTGTGTTGGATACAGAGGAACTAACCCGTATGACGCTGGTATGTTCTATTGTCCTTACGTTCCTTTAACTATGGTTAAAGCGGTCGGTGAGAACGATTTCCAACCAAGAATGGGATTCAAAACAAGATACGGTATGGTTGCAAATCCATTCGTAGCTGCTGACGGCACAGGTACAGACCGTGCTAACCAGTACTTCAGAATCTTCAGAGTTGACGACATCATGGTGTAAGCCAGAGTTAATCACTCATTTAAAGGGGTCTTTTTAGACCCCTTTTCTTTATCTTAACATTTTAAGGTGTATAAATAGTAGTATGGCAACATTAACTACAAACAAGAATTTTTTAAGTCCTACAGGCTTTCAATTTAAAATAGATACGTTATATCCTAACTTAGAGTATTTTGCGGTTGGCGCTACATTACCTGGCGTTAGTATGTCAGCTTCTGAGCAAGGATATAGAGGAGTCAATTTAGCATTTACAGGTGATAGACTTACTTTCGAAGATTTAACGCTACGTATCAATGTAACTGAGAATTTAGAAAACTATATTGAAACTTTTGATTGGATGCATAACTTATCTCAAACGAGTACTGCTGAAGATTTTAAAGTTGATGCTACATTATTAATATTAACATCACATAACAATGTAGTAAAAGAGATTAAGTTTAAAGGAGTGTTTCCAACAAGTATATCTACTGTGGAATTTGATACACAGACAGAAAGTATAGAGTATGTCCAAATGGATGTTACATTTAACTATACTAACTTTGAATTTGTATAAAAAGTCCTTTACAAATCACTAAAACTATGGTATAATATTATTATGAATAATTTGCAACAAATATTAGAAATGTGGAAAACTGATTCCATTATAGATGAAATGAATCTAGATGAGACATCAAGAGATTCTGCTAAACTCCACGGTAAATACCTAGAACTTCTCTCAGTAAATCGAATGAAACTTAAAAAGGCTGAGCTTGAATTCAAAGTCTTATTAAAAGATAAATGGATGCATTATAATGGTAAAATGTCTCAAAAAGAAATGGATGACAGAGGCTGGGATTACGATCCTTTGAATGGTCTTACAGTTTTAAAAGGCGATATGGATAGATATTACGATGCAGATCCATTAATACAAGAGCATCAAGCTAAGATACAATACCTAGAAGAAATGTGTTCAACATTAAAAGAAATACTAGAGAACGTTAAATGGCGTCATCAAAACATTAAGAACATGATTGAGTGGAGGAAGTTCACAAGCGGTATCTAATGGAAACCATTACTATTCAAAAGAAGAATGAAGTCTTCTTAAATATTCAAACCGACCCATCAATAGAGATGGAACTCTCAGAGCATTTTCAATTCTTTGTGCCTGGATATAAATTTATGCCAGCATATCGTAATCGTATGTGGGATGGTAAAATAAGACTATTT